AGTGAAGATGACGATGGTAATCAATTACCAGTTGGTCACTTCTATACTTATGATTCAAAGATAGGTCAAAATGTTTTTGGTAAACCAATTACAATTAGACCATTCATAAGTGCAATGCAGTATATGCATTATGACGCTGAGAAAGGCGAGTACATAAACAGATCTATAATATTTAAAAGCTGGAAAGAAGAGGCAATAGATATTCTAGGTGGTACTAAATGTGGTAAGATACCTTTTAAAGAAAGGTCTAGTCTTACACCTGAGCAACTAGAACAACAAAGAACAATACGATGTTATAAACTAGTGTATGGTTTATTATCTTTTAAAGATGGTAAAACTGCACAAGGAGCTAACCATGACGTAGAGAACTTACCTGTTCTATATAGAGTAACTGGTACAGCATTCTCACCTGTAAGTGCTGCGTTAGATCAGTTGAAAAAGAGAAAAAAACTTATGTTTAATTCTACTTTGTCACTTGATACTAAACGTCAGAAAAAAGGTGGTAATGTATTTTATGTACCTGAAATAGCTGTAAATGCTGATGCTAATTTGCAGTTGTCTGACACAGATATGGAAACATTAAAAGTGTTTCAGGAATCTATCGATACAGAAAATGAAGAAGTCGTTGGCTTATACAACACAGCTAAGACTAAAAGACCTAATGGGTCTGATTCTGTAAATGCAGAGATAGTAAAAGAACTTGATGATGAGTTGCCTGAAGCTGTGCTATCTAAATAATGAATAGCATACTTTTAAAAGTACAAAAGTATCTTGACAAAGTGTCAAAGAGTCCTACACAAGTAGACAAAAAACTTGTAGAGGAGTTTGGTGAGGCCTGTAAAAAGGCCTTACTAAAACAGTTTACTGAAAACAGAGGTTCTAAGTTTGAACTTAGAATGTCTAATGTAGGTAGACCCTTATGCCAATTGCAGATGGAGGCTAAGGGTATAAAAGGTGAGGGACAACCTTACAATGCTAAAGTTAGAAATACCTTTGGAGATATTATAGAAGCACTAGCATTGTTTATAATGAAATCTGCAGGAGTAGAAATAAAAAATGAACAGAAACAAGTTAAGTATAAATTTAATGGAGAAGAGATTGAAGGAAGACAAGATGTTGAAATTGATAAAAAGGTATGGGATATTAAAAGTGCATCGCCATATTCTTTTGAAAAAAAATTTGGTGAAGACGGTGGATTTAATGAAGTTGTTAAGGACGATACCTTTGGCTATGCGTCACAAGGATTTTTATATGCAGAGAGTCAAAGCAAAGACTTTGGTGGTTGGATAGTAATTAATAAATCAACAGGTGAATGGACAGTATGTGAAACACCTAAACTTGTAGAACCATATAAAAGTGATGCGATAAATAAAGCTAAAGATAATGTAAAAGCAATTAAAAATGGTATACCTTTTAAAAGACAGTATAATGAGATTGAAGAAACATTTAGAGGTAAACCTACAGGTAATAAAGTTTTGGGCTTAGCTTGTTCATTTTGCCCATACAAACTTCCTTGTTGGGGAAGTAAATTGCAGTTGTTACCACAACAGCAATCTAAAGGTAAGAACCCTAAATGGGTTTGGTATACGGAGGTTAATAATCCTAAACAGGAGGAAGAGTCTGCGTAGCTGGGTGGGTATTAGTTTGAGGGGTCTAGTATCCACCTTTACCGACTATGTATTGTTTAATAATAAAAGATAATGATAACTGGAGAATATTTACAAATGAAATATGGGACTCAGAAAAAGAAGCAATTAATTATGCAAAGAGAAACAAATTTAAAAAATCTATTGAGTGGAAAGTTGTACCTTATCATTATAAATATTTTAAAATATAATGGCATATAAAAAAGTACCAAAAGCTACTATAAAAGATTCTATAAAAGTTTTAATTACACCTTGGGAAAAAGGTTTTACATGTGGTATAATAATGGATAATCAATCTAAAATGACCACAGAAGAATATGAATTATGTTCTACAATAGCAAGAGGCATGATAAAAATGGCAACCACAGATCCACATTCTACGTTTCTATGGGGATTACGTGGGTTTGCTGATGACAGGAAAAACAATGATAAAGATCTTAGTATTAATTCTATAGCAGAGTTTGATGATGAAGATAATGTTATTGATTTTCTTGAATTTTTAAAACAGAAACGTGATAAGGAGTTAAATTAATGGCAACGCATGTTGTAATAGGTGACCCCCATTGCACACCTAAAGCAAGCAATGAAAGATTTCTGTGGGCAGGTAGGCTAGCCGCAGATGTAAGAGCTACACATATTATCTGTATGGGTGATTTCTGTAGTATGGATTCTTTATCTTCGTATGATAAAAAGAAAAAATCATTTGAAGGTAGAAGATATCAAAAGGATATGCAACACTCACATGAAGCATTATCTTTATTTAATAAAGGTTTAGGTAAACACAAAGCTAGAAAGATTATGTTGCATGGTAATCATGAAGATAGAATAGATAGATTTGTAGATGAGAATCCTGAACTAGATGGTACACTAAAAATTAGTGATTTAAACTTTAAACAATACGGATGGCAAGAAGTTCCCTATAAACAAAATAAAGTTTTAAATGGTGTATATTATGCTCATCACTTTCCATCAGGTATACTTGGTAGTGCAATATCAGGAGAAAATATAGCTAGAACTCTATTGACAAAACACAAAGTATCTGCTACAGTAGGGCATAGTCATTTATTAGATTATGCTACATCTACTTTACCAAACGGTAAAAAATTGCATGCTTTATCTGCAGGATGTTACTTAAATCATAAAGAACATTTTGCTAGAGATACACAGCATATGTGGTGGAGTGGTATTGTAGTTAAAAGAGAAGTTGTTAATGGTTCTTATAATATGGAAACAATTGACTACAATGCAATAAGGAGAGAATATGGTAGACTTTAAATCTGATTTAGACCATCATGATAATGTTAATTCACCTGCACATTATAAGTATGGAAAAAAAGAAACTATTGATGTAATACAAGATTGTATGACGGATGATGAGTATCATGGATATCTAAAAGGAAATGTTTTGAAGTATGTTTCTAGATATAAATTTAAAGGTGAACCATTAGAGGATTTACAAAAAGCACAATGGTATTTAAATAGACTAATAAAGGAGGTCAAATGACACACGGTGAACAAATGGCTCTGTATGGTAAGATCATAGCACTACAAGAAGTTATGATATATACACAGAATAAATTAAATAAATTAAATAAAAAACTACAGGAGGCAAAAAATGGGAGCAGTAAAACAAGCACTAATAGAAGTAGATGATTTAGTTTGTGCTAGCCTTAATCAAGGTAGAACACTAAATCAAACTATAAGAGATTTAAGAACAGAGTTTAATAAAAAGGGTAGAGATAATCCTTATTTATTAGATGAAGATTTAATAGAAGATAAGTACTATGCATTTAGAGGTGCAGAATGAGTAGGGTACGATCAAATCTAGTAAAAGCATTAGCTAGAAAGTATGAAGCTGAAATAGCAGGTGCAAAAGCAACAATGGAAATATATCTTGATAATTCTGTAGGTATTGGAGAACATCCACAACATATAGAAGAGATGGATAAATTACTAACAAAAATATCAAATGCACAAGAAAATTTAGATACACTTGAAAAGCATTTTGATTATGATAACATACCATTTTAACAGGAGGATAGATGGAAAAGAAAGAAGAACAGAAACAACAGACTACCCCAAGAACTTATAATATAAGTTCTAAACAACTCATGGATATTATGAGATACTTAATGACAAGACCTTATGGAGAAGTGGTACAACTTATGACAAGTTTATCTACACTAACTCCACAGTCTAATGTGGAGGGTAGAGATGGCGGAAAAAAATAATATTGATAAATACACTGGTATATTATTTGAATTAAAAATAGGTCTTAATAGAGACAATGCAATAGTAATTGATTATGGTGGCAAACCTGTAGCTAAAGTAAGAGATGCACTTAAAGGTTATCCTTATCATGGTAATCTATGTGCTGCTGTAATCAATCATGCAAATGCTGTAGGAAGAAAATTACAAGATGACATCAAACAACTTATACAAAAAGTTTAGATATTACTTTTGGCATAATCCTGTTATGAATAAACTAGAACATTATGCCAGCTCATTAAGTAACTGGTTTTGGCGTAAACGTTGGGCTGATAGAAGTTTATATCAACACAAATATTACGACCAAAAAAAAAGACCACCTGACTAAAAAGTCAAGCGGTCTTCGTGTTGCCTGCGAGGGAAGTCTATTAATTTAGGCTTCCCTTTTTTTATGCAAAAAGTCTATTTGATTGCCCCTGTAATTTTGACATTTTCTTGGGCTTGCTTAATATTTCTTTTTGCAATTCTTTTGGTAAAGGCATTTTGTAAATAGTTTCATTTCGTGCAGTGTCCTCTATTTCTTCATTAATTAATACAGCATCATAATCATTTATGTATTTAGAACTTTCATTATTTACAACTAATCCCTTTATTGCTACATCTCTTAATCCATCATCTGCAAATCCCAGTGGTCCTGTTTTAGCGTAGTTAGATAATTTAACTTGTATAGCAGGTAAATTCAAATAAATATCTTTACCGTTATTAATTGTCCAAACTAAGTATTCTGACTCAGGCCCATATGTACCTTTTTCTGCAATGTCTTTATCTAGTGTTCTTGTAATACCCGCTTGCATTATTAATTGCTCTGTTATTTGTCTTTGATTTAAAAATTGACTTTTTAAAGCACCTGACATTTCTGCTTCTTCCTGAGTTGATGCTAGAGTTTCATCAGGAACACCTATAACCATATTAAAATAGTCAGGCAGTTCAACATCGTTTTCAGTATAATAATTAAGTTTATCTAAAAACTCTTTAGCAGTTAATTTTGTTAATACAGCATTTTCATTAGTTTCTGCATATTGATATTGCTCACCTAATTTTTGAAATC